GATTGCTATCTGCTCACCAGACATTACTTGCGTTCTCCATTTCTTCGGCCTCGATTACTTCCTGCCAGATTTGTTCTCGTTCTAATTTGACAACCTCGTTAATAGAGGGTTGTTTTCGGGTTTGATTGACGCTCTTTTCGGCCTTTACGGGTCGCTGCATCATAATGTGGCAAGCCTCGTCAAAAACATGATCTTCTGAATCGGTGTCAATATCCTCAATGTTGTTTTCGTCAAGAATCAGTGCCGGGATAGTTCGGATGAAGTGGTTACAACTGGCGTAAACTTGCAACATCGGAACGCCGTTGACATTATCGTTGTCATCCCTCGGAACTCTCAGGTGTTCATGGAACTGACGATACTTTAACGCTCTTGACGGGTCGCCGGGACTAAGTATTAACCCTTCGTTCATAAAAACTTCTGCCGTGGATGGCATCTGACCGCCGCCACGGTAATCAGGTTTCTTGTTAAAGCATGTAGGGTCGCATAATCTCTGAATATGTTGGTTATAAACCTTCAACCCAAGACGTTCATCAACGTCCGTCAGGCCCATGATCTGTTCTCGTTTGATAATTCCTGCGGCAATCTCCGTATCTGTTCTTCTTAATCCCTGACCGGGAGAGCCAGACCAACCGTACCACTCATAAAATCGGTATTTCCGGCCATCAGAATCAATCCACCACCAACCAACCGAAAACGGCGCGCCAAATCCCCAGTCAAACGTCATAAAAAGCGGTACACCCTCAGGATAAAGTCTCTCTTTCCCGTCTTTGTGGGTGAATTTAAGATCGCTAATAACGTGATAATTCCTTGACCATTCCTGAAACGCCTGGCCTTTGAACAAATCCCACGAACCGTCTCGGAAAGCCGCCCTTAAATGAGGCGGTAATGTCTGCAACTGCGCCCAATACGCTTCGTCAAGGTGTGGATTGTCCTCTGCTTTAGACGGGATGTAAGCAAATGTCTTTGAGTAGTCGGTAGGCTTTAAAAATTCATCAGGAAAAATCTTATCCATCCATAAAGCCTTGCAAAACGCATGACCAATTCCCCCAGGGTTCGTTGCTCCGATAAAAACGCAGTCCATATCCGGTATTCCCGGCCAACGCATTCTCATACGAAGGTCAGTGAAGGTATTTAAATCATTTTTCGTCAATTCATCGACAAGAATAGCCGCAAATTCAGCAGATTGATATTTCGCAGGGTCGTCAAGGTTTCTTAAACAGATAACACCGGAACCATAAGCCTTATTTAATATGAAACAACGTCCGTATTCCCGATGGTCAACGTACATCGTTCCCAACCATGCCGGAAATTCACGCGCCATCTTCCCTATCTGCCTATCCTTCAACGAAGGGTAGTCTTCACAGGCAAGCATCACCTGAACGTATTCCAGACCGTATTTAGAGGCATAATTGACAAGTAATCTAACGGCTATCCAGCGAAGAAAATACGATTTCCCGCCCCCTAACGCGCCGCCGTACAACAGGAACTTGGTCAAACCGGAATCAATGGTATGAACCGCCTCCATCTGACGCTCGGTAAACTTGGCAACATCAACATCAAAGTTGAACTGCGGCCTAGTTTCTGTCTTAGCTGTCTGACGGTTTCTAACTGCCATTAAGAATTATATCCTCGTCCTGGCACTTGATAATCATCTTGGGGCCGGATGAAAGATTTGAACTCTCGGCAACCAGTTTACAGGACTGGCGTTCTTCCAACTGAACTAATCCGGCATTTGAGCGTCTAAATGTTTCATCAAAATGATTTCTAAAATTATCGTTTGTGGGCATACTGCGAATCATAATAACACCACCCAAATGAATAACACGATGGCAACACCTGCTAAAAACCAACTTAAATTACGCATCATCTGCTAACCCTGACCATGATAATTGTGAATATTATTAGCAAACAGGCTGAACCGATCATTGAACCTCTTTTGTATTTTGATGTCTGACGAGAGGTATGTCTAGGACTGACCCCCCCCCATGCGAAGGGTTTACCCCCCCCCTACTTCCCCATCAGATAAGCATTCTTTTTTTTCTGGCTCATCACCTGCTTACTATCACTCCTGCCATCTCACCTGCTCACTTGCCTGCCTGCTCACTCGCATCATGATGATATGGACACGATGATACATGATAGATAGATTGCATTATGTGTGTATTATTGCTGGTATCGCATTACTATCATTATCATTATTAGGTGTAATATCAATTACTTGCTTATCCGTGGGCATCCCTGTGTTACCTACAATTTTAGTGCTTGCATTACTTAACTTATTAATTTGATTATCATTGATACTTACTTGGCAGTTATCGCCTCTGACCAGCACTAGAACCGGCTGTTTATCCGTGGACTGACCTAACTCTATACGCTCGTGATCGTGGATTATGCCCATTGCTACACATTTATCTCTTAGTCCCGCCTTTTGAATATCCTCTGCTGAGATGCTCGATATAATCTTAGCTTGTAACCCTTGATATATTTTAGCTCGATGGTTTACATAATCATCTGTTAATTCTGTTTTAATTCCGAACGCTTTTAGGGTTCTGTGGACTTGTGCCGGGTCGGTGTTTGTGATTGCTGCGATCTTGCGCTCTGATAGGTATGGATGCTGACTTGCTGTAGCGATGATTGCAGATTGTCTGGCCGTTGGCTCGTTTAGTGTTTTGGTTTGTTTTACTTTCACTTTTTCCGCTGCCATATCTTTATCCGTTCCCGGTAATTTTAGAGCCGGGTTGTGTCCCGGCTGGAAGTCAGGCTGTTCAGCATGATGTTGATACAGGCATCTGACTGTTGAGGGCGATTGTTACCGTATGCGTTTAATGTACCGCTATCGGGATGTTGGTCGCCTGTTCGCTTCTCCGCTTCTGTTTTGTTCTCCCTCACGGGAGGCTTCTTATGAATCTGTTGGCCTTGCGGCCATCCTTTGGGCTACCAAACAATATTTATATATGAGTGGGATTCAACCAAATTTGGCTGTTTTTTGGATGTTTTCTTTGAGGATGTCGGAGTATTTCTTTATAATCTTGTACACATATTTATCTGATTTAAATAGTTTATTTGCTATTTCCTGCGGTGTCATTCTGTCGATAAAATAAAATTGTAATATTATTTCAGTGGTTGAAAGATTATCAGGCATTTTTGAGGTTTGCACCTTCTCTATGTTTTCCGATGGCCTGATTTTATTCCATGCCCTGGGGTTTATATCCTGGTTGACGTACTCCTCCATTTTTTTGCACAATTTAGTGCATTTTGCCCTTGCGGGGCATTTGGTGCAATTAATCATCTATTATCATCTCCTCATAATAATATGGGGCAACATCGCAATTTGCAGGCAATTTGTGGGTTGGTAGCATACCATCGTTGTATGGATAGCATATTTCGTAACGGTGGCTAATATCGTTGTAATATATTTCCATATCCGCATCATGCACCATTGCTGTAAGTTTTATATCATGTTGTATTCTATAAGTATTCATCCTATTCACTATTGATATTTTTCCCCTCCGAAATTATTTGATTGTATCCTATCACAATATATGCTATTTTAGAAGTTTTATTTATTTATTTTGCTATGTAAGTTGTTGTTTTCGTTTCATTATAAAAATAAGTGAAAATATATTAAAATAATGCTTGACAAAAGCTAACGATAGGATTAAATTGTAATCAAGATTACAATAAATAAAAAGGAGATTAAGAAAATGAAAACATTAGACAAGATCATGAACTGGTTTTTTGGTATAAGCATTGCGGTATGCGTAACCTGTCAACTTTTAGCAATAATAATCAAATACTAAAACAGGAGGAGCAAATCATGAAAACATTAAAACTTGGTTATGCCACCAAAAACAGAGAGACAGATAGATTTTTGTATGAACATAAAAATATTGTTCGCATGGAGACCACTCCAGACGCGCAAACAATTGTTTTTGCCTACAAACACGTCCCGCAGGATAGCCCGAATTTTATTTGGTACAGTGATCCCCGCCCGAACGGGTATGGTGTATCGGAGTCAATGCTGCGGTTGATTGCCACTTCTGCCGCAGCCGCAACCCTAGGTTCGGCCAAATCCCCCAAAAAGACAGCATCTAGCCGGGAAAACGGGAAGAAGGGAGGACGGCCTTTCAAGGGGTATCGGCTTCACTGGGAAGGCTCGACTGATGAGCCTACCGCTTTCCGCACGATGAAAGAAGTACGGGCAGAGATCCGGCGCGGCGCAAAAGAAGGCGAGATCACGATAGCACAGGCTGAAAAGATCGCGTATGTCATCACGGAAAAAGAGTATCAAGAAAGCCTGGAACAGTAACCGACCAGAAAGGGGAAAAGTGAGATGATCGCAATAACCTATACAACGAAAGAAAGAGAGTTTACTGGAGAGTGGAAATATATTGGCAATGGTGAAAGCATCCCGCAATTTTCTGATAAAGACGTAAAGCATCGCATTTGCTTTAGCCGTGATAATTCTGAATATAGCAGGTGCGTTGAATATGTAAAATCAAATGAAGATGATTTATTAAACGCCAAAATACACGTTATTCCAGACACAGAAAATGCGTGGAAAGAACTCATTTAATTAAAAACAAAGGAGAAAAAAATGACAACAGTGAGAAAAGACGGGGAAAAATACGAAGTTGGGGAAAAGTGAGATGAAAAACACAAATAACATCGAATTGATGAAATCATTACGGATTAAATCATTGAATGAATTTATCGAGCATATCAAAAACGGGGAATATGCGCCTGACTTTTTATCGCCGAAAGAACACATCGAAATGGCAAAAAACGAAATTAATTTACTGCAAAACATAACTAACTAACCACCGCAGGAGGCAGGAAATGAAAACGATTAACAAGGCAAAATCAATGCAGTTACTTAAAGAAAACAGAGAGACCATCATAATCGTAGGCCGTGCGGTATTTACGGCGATGGCAT